CTTCAGCCGCCTAACCCGGCCTTGGTCTTTGGTGTTGCCAGAGAGCACACCCTGGTACTCTCTGGCAACACCCGCAACCCAGTCCGGAAAAGTCCGCCCGGACTTTGACCGTACCCCGGAGTCGGAGGGTGCGGAATCCTGAGGACTGGCCTGCCCACCTACCAAAACATTCAACGGTGTGACAAGATCATCCCCGCCGTCCACAGCTCGCAGATTAAGCCGCGCCCGAGCCTCATTCGCACTCATATAAGGCCGTCCCACAGCCGACTGGAAAAACTGCGACTGTGCCTCAAAATCACCCTGCAGCTTCTCGGCTACATTGAACTCCACATAGATGCCTTCCTCGTCCCCCATCATTGGCAGCAGCCAGGCGTTAAGCGCTGACTCGAGCTGCGCAATAAGCGGGCCGAGGGTGTCGCCATAAAGCATTTTACGGAATTCTCGGACGTTCGAATAATTCGCGTTATCCAAAACACCAATCATGGTTGGATTCACATGGAATACGCTCGCCACTGTGGTGAACGACAGCTGTACACCCTCAATGTATTGCTGATCCGTAGCGGAATAGTCCACCCTGTTGAGGGTCATACCATCCTCGAGAATTGGGGTGCCGCCGGCATGGGAGCCGGACCCGGTATATTTAGCATACCAATCCTCGCGGAAACTTTCTCGGGCAGAGTCGGACCATCTGGGTGCCCCGACAGGGCGCTCCAGAACAGCCGACACACGGCCGCCACGGGCCCACAGCTGGCGGCGGTATTTCATGGCCTGAATCTGCTCGGCCAGCACATCCTTCAGGGCGTCCAGGGCAGGACTGACGCCCGTGACACTAGACGGGCTGTAGCCCTCGATGGCAACAATCCGCGAACGATCAATAACGGTGCCACCGGAATCCCCCCAGCCGATGTTGTACTCAGAGATCCCCAAGGCGTCTTTTTTGTGCGGCGTGACCCACACGGGCGGTACCCTGTATACTTCCCAGCCATCCGCTCCTGCGTAGGGGATCAGATAGGTTCGATCATACAGGGCCAGGTCCACAACAGCTGCATAGACCAGATCGTACAGGGTCATCGTCGGATTGGCACGGCGGCTCGAAAGCCACGACCCCACACCGGATGTGGTGTCCCGTTCTCTGTCGGTTTCATTGACCCGGCGATAGGCATGCAGCCCAAGATGGGCAATATTGCGGCCCAAAAAGGCCACCACAGTACGAAGATGGGGTTGAGTCTTGTACATCTGGGACGCGGTCATTCCACGGACGTGATGGAGTGCTTCATCAAGATCATAAGATACCCCACCAATGTACACGGGGGTTCCGCGAAAACCAAGGCGCCTCTTCAGCTTGTCCAACCAGCCCACTAAATTGACTCCACTCTGCCCCCTCCTTCATATTGTGAGCTAGCTTCATTGTACATCATTTGGACATACAACGCTGTGACAAGCGCACTGATGCCGTCAATTTTTCCACGAGACCTCTGTTTGTCTGGCTTCACATTCCCAGCGGCATCAGTGTAAGGTACTAGACACGAGACCATCCACCGCAACACAGGATCTCCGCAGTGGTCGATAAGTGGCGGGTCCGCCATCGTCATGCGCTTCAACTCTTTCAGAGGGGCTGAAAGCGTCACGGCACCCTGCCGGACCTTCTCCATGACCAGGCCGTCCTCAGCCAGTTGATTGGTCAAATGGGTGGAATTCCACGGATCGAATCCGAGGCTCTTGATGGCATATTTTTCAGCGTCCTCTCTGACGCGCTCCCGAATAAAATCATAGTCAGTAACATTTCCCGGAGTTACTGTTATCCACCCCTGACGTACCCATTCACTGGCCGCCAGTTCCGTCATATGATCCAACCGATCCAAAGCAGCCTCGGGAAGCCAGTAGTGGCCCCACACGCGCGTAACGCCACTCTCCTGAGGACACGTGTACATCAGGGCACAGAGGTCCGACACAGCCGCGAGGTCCATCCCCCCATACACCGTGGCTCCAGCCATATCATCCGGGGTCCAGCTGCCATCCCCAGCCGCATGATCCCAGTCCTTGATGGGGATATACGCTTCTTTTTGGTTCGCCCGCATACCCAGATGAAGCCGCTTAAATGTGGCCCGATCCGCCGCATTGGCCCGCGCTTTATCCGCCTGAGCACGCATAAAGTCTGGGCTGGGGGTTTCGGGGTAAAGCGGATTGGCGGCGTCCCACACAGCCTCATCATAGATATCAGCGTCGTCTGGCGCGGCCCACACCACCCCATACATTCTGGGGGCTTTGAAGTCTCCTCGGGCGACACCCTCAACCATCGATCGACGCTTGTCATATGGTGTGTGGATACGCCCCTCGTCGGCCGTTGTGATGATCATGGAAAGCGGCTGTAGCCTGGCCCCGGATCCGGATTCCAGAGCCTCCAGCAAGGCCCCATCCCTGTGGACATGAAGCTCATCGCAGATAGACGCATGCGGGTTGGTGCCATGTGCCAGCTCACCGCGAGACGACACCACCTTGATGACAGAGGATGTTCGCGGCTGCCGAATTTCATTGGTTACTGTTCTTACCCCCGCCTTTTGTAGTAGCGGCGAGTACGTGGCCAAATCGTGAAGCGGCTGGAAACAAGCCTTGGCCTGGTCCCTTGATGCCGCGCCAATGATTACCTCGGCGCC